AGGCTTAGGGAACCAAGTACAGATGAACCTACAACATCAGGAGTAAAGATGTTCTCATAGGTATCACGGAACTTAGGAGTAACCTTAACTTTGAAGTAAGCTGATTTGTCGTAGTACAGTGAGCCATTACGTATCATCATCTTGGCTGCATTAGAGGGACTCTTACCGTTACCTGCTTTAGCTTTGAAGAGCTGCTCAGAGAACGTGTACTTCATTGTGTAAGGGATGCCTACAACCACGTCAGTAAGAGCAGTAACAGCCTGAGTAAGCGTAACAGCGTTGCCCAACACCGAACTAATCCCTAATTTTAAACCATCTGTAGTATAAACTTCAATAGCTGTAGCGCTTTCAGGGAAGTAAGGAATCGTGAAGGAGTCGGTAAGTGCTGGCATAGTTATTTTAACCGCCATATCCAGATGTATTAAATTATTTATTTCACTCATTTTATTTTAATATCTTTCATTAGGGGTTTACTTGGGTTCCTCCATATAGTGCATAAGATTCGGCAGCCGTCAGTGGTCTTGTCATTGAAATGCTTATGTTTTTAATTCGTAAACTTCCCGTCTCTGACGTCAGTCTCCAGAGTATTCTGTCGCAAGCTGTAGTTGGTGTGGGGATAGTTACCGTTGTTTCTGTAGAACTTAAGGGTATAATATCGCTATCCACGATGGAGTTGCTATTCCCCTGTAGAAATACCTCCCAATCTCCTGTCATCTCCTCAATGGTAAAGTTTAATGTAGTTGTATGAAAGATAGAAGCAATCATGCCTATTCCCTGTATTACATAGGTAGTGGGTACTGGGATTTGTCCCGTGGAACTTTGTCTATATTTAACTGTATCATAAACAGCCTCAAATCCAGTGTAAGCTGGAACGTCATATCCCTCAAAGTCGTCAAACACATAAAGAGCGGGATTAGATTGGTAGGCTGGGTTGTATAAATATCTCGACCCGCTCCCTACTACATTACCATAGGCATCCAATGCTCTCGTAACTCGTAGTTCTGGGTTCCACCAAGTAGAAGAAAAGTCATCACCAACTAATAGAACAGTGAAGCCATCATTATTAATGATTTCTACAGAGATGCTGTTTTCCCCGTTATCTAACGAGAGCGTAAATGTTTCTGTATCTTCGACTCCAATTCCATGTGTATCATCAATTTCAAAGGTTACAGAGGCTGTATTACCTATGACCGTAAACTGACCAGTTAAACTACTTAGGCCTAAGTCCAACGGTGTTATGTCCGTTCCTGTTATTGTATAAGCAACGGTTGTATTATCAGCTAATCCAGTAGTGTTTAACGTGATAGTAACCGTGTCTCCTTCAGGGACTACTGATTTATTGGTAAATAACTCAAAGGAGGTTGTGGGGTTGTTTTCACCAATAAGGGAGGGGTTATCAACACTTCCTGTACCATCATCATTATCATCAGAAGTGAGTGGGTTGTTAGGGGGCGTACCATTAGATTCTGATAAAACAATATCACTAGGGTTTGGCTCTAAAGGCATAGACACAAGATGAGTCTGGCTATTGTTTGTCATTATCATGTAAAGAACTGAGTCAATAAACTCAATTCCTCGTATCTCACCTGTGAAGGTAAACTTAGACCACGCACTCAGGACTTTCTGATTATTGTTCCAGAAGTAATTGTAGATGTATAGGGAGCCCTTTTCGTTAGCACTGAGGAGAGCTATAACGTCCTCTGATGTAGTTCCAGCCATTGCGATGATGTTACTAGGAATGTAAGCGGGAACATGCTCAGTAACTTCTACAGCGTCGTAGGTCTCTGTATTCGCACTTAGAGCTAACTCACGGAGTCCTGTGTAGGAGCCACGAGTGAACGGGAAGTAGACGTAGGAACCTAGTGGAGTAGGAGACACAGAGTCATCCAAACTGAAGTTAGTTGTAGGAGACACTGAGACAGTCTTAGGTGTGAATAAGTCTCCACCTTTCATCACGAACTGCACGTTGTCAGCAAACAACATTAAGTTCTCTTGGAAGATAGTGGCAGATTTAAGCTTAGTGACCTTGGTGCTACTAACAGTGATGTCGATAGGCCCTGAGTCGAGCAGGGATGATACCGTGGTTCTGTAGAAGTTAAAGAACTCCCCAGCTTCGGAGAACACCACACTGTCGTCAGTAATAAATCCTAAGCGATTTTTAAAGAATACAATGTCATTGATAGATTTACCAACAAATGATGGATTTGGATTTGTCTCCTCGTCCCCTGCTGCTCGCTTGGCGTAATCTAATGCAACAACCTCAAGTGTATTAAGGTTAGTGCTTCGGATAGTCATCGGCATAGAGTTTACGTCAAAGCCTTCGGATATATTAGGAGCTACGGTTTCTTCCCAAGCTCCGTCCCCGTAGTCTAGCCCACTGTGTGTGGTAAACTTCACCCAATAATTATCTTGGTCTAGGTCCGCATCTCCTACGACTTCTACTACAAAGTTATTAGGAGCTTTTGTAGGTAAATCCGCTAGTGAGTCGGTGCGTTTGTAAATACCTTTGATACCGCTTCCGCCTAACCCATCATCGGTAGTTAAGGAAAAATCACCCTCAACCTCATTATGCTCGATGATTATTGTATATCCTTCTCTGGTTGCTGTTAAGTGATTAGCACCAGCGGGGTCAAATATCGTATCACTATTAAAAGCTACTGTATGAAAATGGTAACCCTCATAGCTGTCATTTAATAACGACTTGGCAATGTTGTCTGTAGAGGCATCTGCTGAGACAGAGTTCCGTGTGCCGATTGTTGAAAATACATGGGTAGCCCCTGTCGCTATGTCCCCTTGCACTGTTAAAGACACGCTTGCATTGTAGTCGAATGCGAAATCACCTCCAGATACTTGCGTGTCGTGTTGTCCAAAAGTCCCTTGCTCGGTAATGCTTACGCTTCCAACTTTCTTAGTGCCGTTTCCCGTGCCATCATCCACTAATGTTATTTCAACAACAGGTTGAACCACTGTGTTAGCGTAAGTCCATTGCCCGTTAATGTAGCTGCCAAGGTCTCCGAAATCAATGTTTACGGTAAGTTCGGTGGGAGTCCCAGCGGGGTATCCTTCCCCAGCATTTGTTATGGATATAGCGTCAATGTAGAACATTTCCCACCCACTACCATAGTATTTATCTGATACGGTTACATCGAATGTAGCCACGGTAGAAGCAACGGCTCCGCTTATGTTGCCTCCAATAGTAACTTCGTATTTCTTCTCATAGTCTCCTTGAGCAATATAAACAAAGCCCTTCTTTTCGAGTGCTGGTGTCTTAGTTTGTGATAGAGAGACGCTGACTTCTTTATTTACTATGAATGTATTATCAGCCACCGTAAGGGCCTTTAGACTCTCTCTGGGTGTGCTTGTTTGAAGATAAGTTGGAGGAGTAAGAGCGGATGTGCTTCCATTCATTGAGCACTTAACACCAGTCACAATGTTCCAAGCTTCCATCCCCGAACCAGTGTGGATAACTACATACTTCTCGTTATCATCTCGATTGATAAAGTGAACAAAGCTATTCGCATCAATAGCCGTCTGTAGCAACCTAGCAACGTGCCGAGTGTTAGGACGTTTCTTCAGTCCCTCTGCAACAGAGCTTAGAGCGTTTTCCTGCTCCTCACATTGACCATCAAAACGAGTGGCATCAGGTTGCTGAGAGACACCTTGGATAAGGTTAGGAACACTAGTGTTAATTAAAGCCATTATGTAAGGTCGTAGTTACGGTTAATACCAATTCTGGTTGCTACCTCGTAGCTGTCAAATATAGTCCGATCAGAGCTACCGCTATCAAAGTCCATAAGAGCCGCATAAGCCTTGTATTCATCACGAGCGATAAGTGCTTCTAGCTCACGAGAACCAATGATGCGCCCTTGGAACACACGAGAGGCACGCAGTACAATATAGCGACGAGCTGGTTCTGGTAGAGAGTCCCAATCTAGGAGACGAGTTTGGTTCACTTTGAGATCCTTGGTGAACACTGAGGTGTTATTAGAGCGATCAAAGAGACTTAAACCACGCTGTACGACATCTATTGAAGTGTCGATTGGGTCTAGCTCAAGGATGTCCTCTGAGAGAGTTATAGTGCCATCCCCAGCAGGGCTCAGGGATACGTTTACTTCTGTGTTGAATTGCCAACCATCTGACTGAACAGCACGGCTAATCTCATCAAGAGCAGAGATAGCTGTAGCAGCGGAAACAGGGAGTGCGTTGGTGTTACTGATACTATTGATTGGTGTTTCACCAATGTGTCCTAGCATCGAATTTACTGCTTCTAGTTTAGATGTCAGAGTGGGCATATTATTTATATAAAGTTAAAGAGTTAAAAAGAAGCCCCAAGGGGATAGTCCCAAGGGGCTTCAGATTAAGGGTTATTGCTTACGCAGGGAGAACCTTAACGGCGCACTCAGGGCGAAGTGGCGCGTGTCCCATTGCGTATTTAGCAACGAACAATGTACCTTGACGTTGGATCTGGTACTCACTCTCAGTTGCCAAGTCGAGCAACTTAACAGTACCGATAGCTTCCTTAGTACCTGCAATGAATCCCTTAGCACCGCCAGAAGCAAGACCAGAGAAGTCACCATTGTAGCCAGCACCGCCAGCACCGAACACGTCATTGTTTGCAGCACCGTCATCAGTAGCAACAGCAGATGCGTCACCAAGAGAGATAACGCTATCAAGGTGGTTGCTCTTGAAGAGGTTGATACCAGCGACCTGAGCGATCTTACCAGTTGCAACATTACCTACAC